ATTGCACCGGCGACCTGCCGCCCCGGTTTGCAATTCCCAAACTCCGGAACGGGAATATCATCGTCCATCCGTATGTCCATCTTCTGATCCAGATCCGCGAACAGCCTTTTATGCGAATACAGGCGCGCGAACTTCTTCACGAAGACCGATGTTTCCGACTTGAGCCGAGCGCGCTGCTGTTTCCAATACGTCACATAGAAAAATATCGTGATCGGCAACAACCGGAACGGGAAAATGTTGTTCGCCTTCCGGTGCTTTATGTCATACTCAATGCACTTCCCGATCGTCTTGTTTATGCTATTCTCGTCCTGGACGATCAGGATGAAGTCATACCCGAGTTTCCGACTCTGCGTAAAAAACGTCCGCCATAGCCGTTGTTCCGGTTTCGTGGCGTCCTCTTTCGGGAAATAGTTCGTTGCCTCGTCGATCACAACGAGACACTCCCCTTCCCGCTCGCTGTCCATCCATCCCATCTGTTTGCTTAAGCGTAACAGGATTCCCACGCCCGACTGCCCCATCAGGAATCGATCATCAAGGTACATAAATCGGTCTGCATAACCCTTCCGAATCATGCCCGGCGGGAAATCCAAAGGAAAATTTGCAATGACGTGTTTCCCCTTCGCAAGCGCGCCAACGATCCTTTCCAGCGCATGGTAGGACTTCCCGCTGCCAATCGTTCCGCTGAACATCTCGATCATGACCGCACCATCTTGAGCCAGCGCGCCGCGACCTTGACGCCGTAGTATGTCATGAAGCAACTCAAGATAATTGTCAGATGCGCAATCCACGTCGGGAAGTCCAGAAGCCACGTTATCCAACCGAGATTTACAGCATCAGGCGGCGTCGTCGGCGTGCCGAATGGGGAATCAGGAAACAAGTCCAGAAGCCAGACCAGAGCCGCCCCGAACGCATCTATGATCCATTGGAGCAAGCCCGTGAAAAACTTTGCCATTATACCACCTCATTCCGGCATGAGTCTCCGGATCATCAGGATAAAACCAATGTCCACGAGCAAAGTCACAAACCAGCGCGTAAGCTGGGCGATCTTGTCGAACTGTGTCAAATCGATAACAAAATTCAAGGGTATCGTATAGTTGCCGATCTTGATGAAATTCGGGACATTAACCGCGATCACCGGGGCCTGCGGAGTCACATTAAAAACATTCAATTGGTTTTTCAAATCCCACGGGATCGAGAAAGGAAATTTCTCTTTCAGTAGCTGCCCGGCCAGAAGCAACGGTGCGAAATTAAGGCCGCCCTCCTTCGGCGGATCAAAATCAATCGGCGGATTAACCGGATCATCTATCACACCTTCAACAGGGATCGACTGTGCGATTTCCTGCGCAATGGGAACAGATATGTCATACGTTCCTTCTATTTCTCCGGGAATAACAACATCCGGCGGTATCGGAATTGCAACGTCCTTCGGCTTCTTTGGATAATCAACCGGGACCGGAATCGCCGGAGCCGCAATGCGCGGGATCGCCACTGCATCAAATTGTGCCAATACTCCAGGTATCACGTTTTCAAGATAAATTCCGTTCTCGACCTGAAACCGAACCGACTTCAACGATGTTCCGAACCATGAATCTACTCGCTTAACGCCCTGATATAACGACGACTGCAAAATTCGAATTTCATAAAGGTTCGTATCCGCAGTATAAAAAGCCGCTTGCATCCCCGTTTTCTGTGTTGTAATATTCACCGTCGTCATCTCAAACCGTCTAATATTATTCCCCGAGTCCCACTCTACGTAATAAGGAACCCAATACAAATCCGCTGTGATCTGGTGAGCAATTCCACGATCCACATATGACTTGTAGCATTGAAAATCCCCTGCGGTACACTCATAAAGAGCGCCACGGTCACCTTGCGGCAAATTCGCAAGGATCGGTGTCGTCATGGCCGCCTGTCGGGCCATCAGATACTGAAAGTTCTGTGCCGCGTAGTCATAAATCATTGACCACGTTTCATCCGACAAGTTCAACGTCGTCGACTGTCCAGCCACACTGGTCTGCGCAGCTTCAGTCAACGCCTGCTGCTGGCTCGGGTGCAACCTGTCCCATAATGACTGTAGGCCGTCCTGCGCAGACTGAACGATATAATTGATCTCCTTTTTGTGATTGATCCCGATATACGTCGCGGTTGAGACTACAAGCGTTGCCAGCAATGCGTGTCCGACTGTAATCGTACTTCCAGCAAATATTGGAGCCGCCAAAAACGGCACAAATACGAACGCATGAACGACCGGCACAACCGCGACGATCAGACATAACGAAACTATCAGAACTTTCCTCCACACTTCATAAACACCCCCCTAGACGGAAAAAGGGGAGGACATCCATCCTCCCCCGTCGCCGGTCACTTCGCAATGATGCTGAACACCTTTTTGCCATAGCGCCAGGCATAGATTCCTGCAAAAAGCAGAATCGCGATCGTTGCGATCGCCGCCAATGCAGCAAGAGCCGTTGCCTTCACATCAGCGAATGCCGAAGTGATCGCGCCGACCGTCGCGGTATCCGGCGTCCCGTCACCTTCCGCCGCGAAAGCGGAACCGACGACCATCATGCACATGACCAGCGCCATTGTCGCCGTGGTGTACACCTTGCCGAATCTGGAACGCAGAAACCCTTTCAGAGCCGCCATCCTCTTCACCTCCTCGCCGACTCGAACAAAGTGATTGCATATCGCACGGCCAGACCGCAGAACGCGAAACTGCCCGATACGATCATCCCGAGGGCGAAGGGTTTCATGACAAGTTGAATCATCAGCGTTGATCCCCTTTCCCGATGAAAAAACTCAGGACAGGCAGGAATCCGGCGACAAAACACACAGCGGCAATAATCCAATACTGTAATTCCTTGATTGACTTCAACAGTTCAATGATCTGCGCCGCCTGGTCTTCGGTCATTACACCCGCCCCCTGACCTGACGCCACCAGTGGATCACCTTCAGAAGTAGTATCAAGCCGAACACAATCCACAGTTCCACCGGCGCGTTCTTCACAGCCTGAACAACAAACTGTAACATTACGCCTTCACGGTTTCCGGAATCCGCTCGAGAGAATCAAGCACGAACTCCAGACGGCCGTGAACCATCTCTGCGCTGAACGATGCCATGACACGATCCTTGAACTTCAGACCCGTCGTGTCGACCTTGCTGTCTTCCCGAAGGAAAAATTTCGTGTTGTCGAGCGTCGCCTCGTCATGAAGTTCGATCATTCGATATGGACGGTTCGAGCGCTTCGACGTTCCGGACACTTCCTGCTTGAAAATGAACTGCTTCCTGATCTTCTCCATCCTTCGCTTTCACTCCCTAGGATTCGACTTAAGTTGCCCTCCTGAAAAAAGGAAAAGGCATAGCGCGGCAATGGGAACTTCTGTTCCCATATACAGACACTATGCCTTAGTGTACAATTACGTTGGATTAGGGGTGGCAGCCCCTAATCCGGGAAAGCCCTCAATGGTCGCCGCAATGACCGCATTGGGGGCATTATTCCATTTTCAAGAGGACAACCTTGTCGTAATTGTACCCTTTTTCCATATTTTCGTCAACAGATTATTTGTTCCTCAAGGGTGGTATAATTCAATTGAACGGGTCTTTCCTCACTCTCGTTACGCTCCCCAAGCGTGACGTTTTTTTGTCTATGTACACCCTTCTGGAACTCATAATCGTTTAATCTACGGCGCCGCAAATACTCTCGTTCCCGCTTTTCTCTTTCCTTCTCTTCGATGTACTTCCGCGCCATTTCCTCCTGCTGTCTCGTCATGCGCTCCGTACCTTCAGCCACGTAACGCATAATCAGATCCATGTCACCGTTATTTGCAGCGAAGACCAGACCAAGCGACGGGGCAACTGATTTTTCAATCCAACGCATGACCTTTTCGACCGTCCGATCCGGAGCGATCATCGTTAATTTCAGCTTTTCCGCATCCCCCAGAAAGTCCTCCCACCACTTGCAAACCGGCCAGCGGGCCTTATTGGTGTCTCGTTGCTTCACACAAAAAACGATATAATTCCGTAACGCCCCAGCCAACACCCGGCCTATATCCTCGTTATTCACCAGATATAGAGCCAACGCCTGCGCTCTATCTCGACGACACTGAATTTCCGCACGGTTCCACGCCACTATGTCCGCTTCAAGCTGCTTGCCCGCATCCATCCTCTCAAAGTCTTTTTCATAGAACCGAATCTGTATGTCTGATGACTCCCGGCCAAAATAAAGCGTTTCGCCCAGACTCGTTCCGTCCTCAAGTAAAAGCGATTGGACGAACTTCCCCCGTTTGAACCTCGACCTGACAGCCCCCTCCCTTACCTTCCTGTACAGCATGTTCAGGGTAAAATACGGCTGCTGGCCAGTCGTCGCAATATCATCTATCGCGCCATCAAGCCGCGTAAACACGCCATCGTTCGCCAGACAGTCCATGAAAAACTGCCGCCAGTCCTTCTTGCCGTATGTCTCGAACTCGCGGCAACCCTGACCCGTCATCTGTACATGAATTCCCATGTCCGGCCCGCCGTCATAGAGGATCGATATATGACCCGCGCGGCGCTGGCATTTATAACCATAAATACCAGTCGGACAGTCTTCAAAATCGCCTTCGCGCATACCCAAAATCTCATAGATCGCCTGCAAGTCATGTACAGATTTGAAAGTGACTTGAACCCAGTCCACACAAGCCCGCAAGGCACTTCGCGATGTATTTTGCACCCCCCTGTTAGACACCGGGGGTGCATGTCCGATTTCAGCCAAGTTCTCCCCTCCCTTCACTGGAAATTTTCCCCCCTCCGCCCCCCAGGGGGAACGCAAAGGGCTCCGCCCTCTGCACTCCCGCCCTCGCCGGGGGGCAGGCCCGGAAGCCGCAGCTTCCGGGGACCGCAAAAGGGTGCCACGCACGGCAAAGACGGTCAAGGGGCAAGCGGCAAGCCGTGACCTTCGGTCACCCCTTGACCTTCACCATCCGCCCATCCTGACCGCCACGCGCATACGCCCTCTGACGCTCACAGAGCAACCACCTTGTATCCGTGAACCCCATCCACCGCAGGGAGTGCAGCCGTCATCCGAATCACCCGGATCGTCAGGCCGCCGAAACCCTTCTGTCCGATCAGCTTCCGCGCTTCATTGCGCAGACGATCCGCCTGTTCGTAATCGGAAAGAATAACCTGTCCGTCCGTCCGTAGCTGCTCGATCAACTTTTGCATACCGTCACCGCCTTACTCGCCGCTCAGGGCGATCTCCTGAAACTTCTTGTGCTGAACGACCGTCGTCGACGGAAAATGCTCATCGTACATGGCGAGCAGATACGCAATGACCTGCGATTCGTTTTTCAGTTCCAACGTGGCCTTCAGTTCTTCCAGACGCGACTTCACGGCTGCGGATACTTTCGTCGTTTTCCTCGATTCTGCCATCATGATTACCACCCCTTCCGTGTCATGTCGTCGATAGCCTGCACCGCATCCGCAACCAAATTGAAGCGCCGATCCCCGAAGGCCGGGGAATCAATCCTATAACCGAATTCATTCGGATTTTCCGCGATGGTCAGAACCTGAATTTCAAAACCCTTGTGACGATACACCGTCACCCATGCCTTTTCCGACACTTCCCATTCCTCCCTTCCTTTGTGTCTCCATTATATCACGAAAAGGAGACAAAAGCAAGGGTTTTTTCTACTTCAAATCAATTTGCCAAAAAATCGTAAACGAAACCCGCCGCGAGCATCAACACCAAACAAAGATAGAAAAAGCCATCCGAGAAAAAGAAGTCCATAAATAACCCACCTCATAAATTTTTTAACTCATTAAGTAACTTGGCAATCCGGCCGGTTGCTCCCTCGATCCCACCCGCATTCCTCACGTGCGCCTGCAAAACGTCGGCCACCAGCTTTGAAATCGGTATCCCGCTGATCTTTCTGGCCACATCGAAGAACTCATAGACTTCATCCGTCACGGTCACCTTGATCCGCTTCATCACTTAATGACCTCCTGCAGATCGCCGGCACAATCGGGGCCCTCCCCTTCGGGGCCCCTCCCG